TAGCCCCCCGTTCCCAGGTATTTGAGTTCCTTTCTTGATTACTTGATTCTTCTACACATCATTATAGAAGCCTACAGGGGCAGGTGCGGACCTCCGTAGGGTGTCTCTTGAAGGGTTTCACAGTGGCTCGACACAGGCCACCATGAGAACAGTGCTTTGGAAAAGTTTATCTAGTGTTTTTGGGTTTGTCCTACTACTTCCGTAAAAGCGTGGCGATTGCGTTCCGTGTTAGTAAGCAGTCTCTCAGCTAGCCTAGTCTTTCTCAAGGACATTATCAGCTTCTCGGTGCCACTATCAGCGGCAGCTGGACTTACTCCTTCCACAGTCGGCGCGGGTGGTCAGACCTACGCTTGCGTTTCGAGTTCCATAGTAGAGTTTTATGAAGTTGGTTTTTGAATGTTTTTGTGTTATCCCTAGTGTGCACACACGTAATTAAGCTGCGTGGATCCGGAAATGGACAGAATTTGTTGATGAAGGCACGCCGTTCGTGAGTCGAAACCCAGTCCCGGGTGTGAGAACCTCCAACGTAAACCACCACGCCCGAACATAAACACCACCGCCTCCGAATAGACCACTAGAGGATGTCGTTGATGTGTTGTTGCTCAGGTTGGCGATGGTAATTCCGCCAGGCCCAGGGTCCACAGATGAATTATTGATCAGCTCAATCTGCAGGCAGTAGTGCCCAGCCCTAGCGAATGTGACGAATTGCTCGTTCACGCTGAGGGTGCTGTCATTGATCCACGCACACAGCTGATTGGTCTCAGCTGGTTGTAGAACAGGTCTTGCAGTGGGCCCGGTCGCCGGTTGTAAGAGGAGCACGTTGTCGCCGGCAACAGTTCCGATTGACATGTCTGAGTTATCCTCAGAGATAAGTAGTGATTGGCCGAGGGGTGGGTCCGTGCTTGGGACCGCTGCATTCACCCCGGATGCTATCTTGTCCCCATAAGGTGGTTCGATTGGCAACTCCGGCAAACTAAGCTCCAGGTCGTATGTGATATAAATCCTCCCAAGGGTCGCACCTGCCGATCCACTCGGCAAGCCCTCGGTTGCAATTGTAACCACGCCATGATCGTACAGATTAGGGGGTCCCTCGCAGCCCGGTCGTCTGGTGTAGAGCCGTTCCGAAGCCTGTAGCTCCGAATCGCACTCAATTCCA